TGTTAAACAATGACAAGGTGAAGGCTCAAGCCGGCACCAGTCAATCGCCCTTTGAAACTGTGACCCGCGATGGTCCTGGTCGATTCACGTTCAAGCTGCGAGCGATCCCGTGGCTCAATTGGCATGTAGTCGATTATCAACTCAACATCTGGAATGGGTCGGCATTGGCATTGACTCACTTGATTGCTGACGATCAAGTGACGTTCTTCCCATCGCCCAATCAGATGTGGACGCAGTATCTCAATGGTGGTGAAGTGGTTACGGAAGGTCCCAACGGTACGCGGGCTTTCCGCAGTGGTTTTTATCCGTATGGTTATCCCACGTGGGATCCGTCGGGTTGGAACCTTTGCACGGTTCACAATGGCTTCCCGGCGTTGTACGTTCCGGCGGCAATTGCCAATGCTGACGTGACCCCATAGTTTATTGATGAAAGAGGAGTAGTAGTAATGGCGGTAATTCTAAAACCGAAACCAAACATGGCGGATTGTATGCCTGAAATTGTGGAGTTGGTTGAACAATTGCGTCCGACCGGCACGGGTTTTTCCAAATTGGAACGGTTGTCCGAACTTGGATGCGAAACCAAAACTTTAGAGGCATTTCTTGAGCGAGCGGCAAAAGAAATGCCTGTGTTGACAATGGAAAAAATCAAAGGTTTGTGGGGTGCCAAGAAACCCGAACCCAGCAAATCTAAGAGATAAAGCAATCCGCCTGGTGCGGGGAGGTGGGCTGCTTACTCCTCGCTCGCCTCCTCGCATTTTTCATTTGGAGACTATCATGCTGCGTACAGCATTGTTTTTCTTGATTATGTTCTGTGGGCAAATTGCCTTTGGGCAAGTCGCCGTTTTGACGGATGAGAACCAATCACTGACGACAACATTATCGGCTGCTCCGGCGGCGACACAACCAACGTATGCAGTGTTGTGGAGTGGCGTCGGAGGCCCGCAGGATAGTGTGGGCAGTGCGACTGGCACCACAGCTAAGACAATGTTGACTGGGCTAGCAGGCGGACCACGGGCCGTTGAAGCGGTGCAAATTTATAACAATGATAGTGCTGCATCGACTGTTCTTATTACCAAAGTAGTTAGTGGCACTGGTTATAGCTTGATAAGTGGAACCATCCCTGCTGGTGGAGTCCTGCGGTGGAGTAAAACCGAAGGCGTCAAGATATTGGATTCTCAGGGGGTGGTGGCAACCAGTTCCAATGGTACTGTAGTATCCAGCGTGGCGGCGACTGCAATCGTGACCGAAAGTGGAGCTGGGACTTATCATCGAACCACTTTCACCTTGGTTAACATGCCGCTCACAATCCGGGATGTCACTGCACCTGCTCAGGGAGGTGGTCAACAGATTTATGATTTTCCCGAAGGTAGGATATTCATCTTAGGGGCGACTGGTCGCGTAACTGTCACAACAACGAGTGTTCTTGCATCGACTCTTAATGCGAGCGTTTCATCTCGTTGGGGTGTGGGCACAGTCACTCAGGCGAATGTGACACTGGCGACGACGGAACAGGATATTTTGCCGGTCACGACGTTTACCAGCAGCGCTACAGTCAATGTGGCCAATACGGCGACCAATGCGGCATTGGCGACGGCAGCCCAATTCGACGGGACCGCGACGGCTAAAGATGCATTTTTCAATATCAGCATACCCACAGCAACAGATATAGATGCCGACGCTACTACTCTAATCAATGGCACCTTGACGATCCACTGGGTCTTTTTGGGTGATTACTAATGAATGAAGTACTCCAACCGGGTACGTCTGCAAATGCCGTACTCAATTTGACACTGACAAACGCAAATACGGAATATAGTATTGCTTTGCCGGCGGGTTGCCAGCACTTCAGTTTTCAATGCCGCACCGCCTACGACGTTCGCTTTGCCTTTGAGACGGGCAAAGCAGCAACCCCCACAGCCCCGTATGCAACGTGCAAGGCGGGTGCGGTGTTTAGTTCACCAGAGAAGGTAAGTTTGCTCCCCGGCAAAGAAACACTTTACTTTGCCAGTCCTCAAGCCGGTGTTGTCGTGGAAATCGTACCCTGGGTAAGAGGTTAAAATTGTGTCCGGTTTCAATCCTTCCCTTAGCTCTGGCATTGCTGTTACGCGAGCAACCGCAAATCTGCCTCAAAGCACGAACCATGCCCTGTTCACGATTACAGGTGGCAAGGTTCGCATTCTCTCAATAGTGGGTGAAGTGACCACAGTTATCCAAACTCAAGCCAATGCCACCAAGTTAACTTATGATCCTAGTGGAGCGGGCAGCAGCATTGATTTGTGTGCCACTTTGGATATCACGGCGAAAGCAGTTGGTGCTTTCTTTACGATTGTGGGGGTGTTGGCGACGGCGTTGAAAGCCACTAGTGTTTGGCTGGCGGTTCCTGCCGATTGCATTCCCTCGCCGGGAATTATCTTGGGGCCAGGTTCCATTCTGTTGGATTGTGCGGCAAGCAATACGGGACAGATCAAATGGTCAGTTATCTATGATCCTATAGATAATGGGGCTGTTGTAACTTCAGCTTAAGGATAAAGTTACAATGACCACAACGTATTGTGCTCGCAACGATATTGGTTCTATCATTGGTGAACCATCAATCCTGGCGTGTATCGACGATGACCGCGATGGTGTGGAGTCGCCTGCCGAGCAACTTTACATCGCAGCGGCAATCAACCGGGCTGCTGTCGAGATGAATCAGTCCTTGTGTCGGCAGTACACAATCTCGGAACTTGTAAACAACGATTGGTGCAAGTGGTGCAATGCCTATTTGGCGAGTTGGTTTTTGTACGCTCGACGAGGCAATCCACCTCCGCCGAGCATCGTTGATTCTGTTCAGACGTATCGGCAACAATTGGCAGAGATTATGTTTGGCAGATTCCAGGTGCCTGAGCAAAATCCATCGTTCGACCATACCCCAACCGTCAGCAACTTCAAACCGGAGCTAATCAAATCGGTGGCACCAATTCGCGTGAATGAGGAAGAGTCCACCGGTCTGCATCCTGTGCCCAGTCGTAAACGCAATCCTTCAGGGATCCCAGGACCGTGGTGAATGACAGAATTTGTAACCACTACAGCGAACAAACCAGCTCTTAAGCAGTTAGTATTGCAACTGCCTGCTGTGCTGGCGGGTCGTGCTGAGGACCCACAAGGCATTGCCGAAGGGTTCCATTTGCGAATCGGCTTCAAGTTGTTGGAGCTTATCAAATTCAACTTTGATGAGCTAGGTCGAGGCAATCAGGGGGCCGATGGGACACAATGGCCACCCTTGACGAAAGCTTATTTGGCGTATGGGCGTCGCTTCGACACGGGTGAGAAGACCGCGTTACGCAAGCAAGCAGGGGTCACGAAAGGGCACAGGCACGGTCCTGGCGACACGGTGGGTTTGTTGACCATGCAAGAGCTAAAAGAATGGCGAAGAATTTTTGCTCGTCATGTGGCAATGTATATGCACCGTGGCAACACCGAAAAAGATGCTAAGTCTCATGCCGCTGCTGTCGCCTGGATGATTATGAAGGAGCGGGGTGCCAAAACCAAGTTGGAAGTTTATGGCAATCGCACGGTTCAGATCCTGGTGGGTACAGGACGTGGACGGAATAGTTTGACTCCGGGAACGCTTAGTGAAGATGGACCCAAGGCAAAATATAGTCTGCCGGGTGGCAATGGTGGTAGTGAACAACATTTTGAAAACAGCCCCGATCAAATTGTGGTGGGAACGAATGTCAAGTACATGGGCTATCATCACAATGCCAAGAGTCCCAAACGTCGGCGACGATTGTGGCCAGAGCATTTGCCCACCGAATGGTGGCGACAGATTTTAGGTATTGCGATTAGTGGTTTGGTAAGAATTGGTGAGCTCTTCCAAGGTGGAAAAGGAATTTAAGATGGATTCAACAACACCAGACTCTGTATCCAAATATCGCAGTGAGCAATTTGGCAATCATTTGGCGAAACACGGTTACACGCCTTCCTACTACCACGGCAATCATACGTTGTATGAGCATCCAGCAGGGCATACTGTGATGTTTGATCCTCGTGGGGAACATGGTGGTCGTTGGTCGCATCATCACGCTGAAGGGTCGTCTGTGAGTGGTACGGGGCATCATACGTTGGCGGGACATCTTGCTCGATTGCACAAGGGGGATAAACCGATTGCAATGGAAGAAACAGAACAGTTTGTAGAAGGAGCAGACACCCACGATGTTCACAAACTGCTCAGTAAATATGGCTATGGATACAAAGGTAAGGGAATAAAAGGAATGCCTCATGTTTGGGAGCATCCAAAAGGACACGAAGTAATAATGGCTGGAGGACATAGCAAAGACCTAAAACATTTTTGGGTTCATACGGGTAGTGGTGGCAAGAATCAAAGTCAACGACAGGGACATTCACTTAAGGAATTAGAAGAACATCTGAAAGGATTTCATTCTTCCCAACATGCCGAGACAGAGCAGTTTGCAGAACTACGGGATGTCCTTACTAAACATGGCTGGAGAAAGCGACGCCCGATTGGAGGTGGATCCACTTACCAACATGGCAATCATGGCGGGCACAATATCCATATTATGGACGACAATAGTTGGCAGCACACTGCTCGAGAATTGACTTTGAATAAGGGGAACAGTTCTCGTGATTTGAATAAACATCTGGCACAATTTCATTCCTCCCAACATGCCGAGACAGGACAGTTTATGGAACCTCCAAAACTGCCAGAACATAGACACTTATTGGCGAAGAAGGGTTGGTCATTTGGAGGTGGTCCTGGTTATGAACTACATACTCATTCTAAGCACCCTTTGCACTATATCCGTGTAAAAGGAAACCAATTTATTCACGGTGTTTTCGATGCAGGGGGTAAGAAAGACAAAGTTTATAAAGCTGGTGGAGTAGGATCGTTAGGAAACCACCTAGAGGAATTTCATTCCTCCCAACACTCCGAAGAACAAATCCCTGACGTAATTCAATATGGTGACTACCACATTGACGAAACCAGAGCCGAAGAAATCGTCCAATCAAGTCGTGTCTTTAGAGGAGCTGCTGGACGATGAGCGCCGCCCTTGCTTTGGAACACATACAGGAATGGCTACGTGCCAAAAACGGTTGGAAATCCAACCAATGTGGCGTGCAATATGAAGCGATGCCCGCTCTTGACGCGGAAGATTTTTATGTGGCCATCGACGATTTGGGCACCGAACCTGGCAATGAATTGACCGACAGCCTCAAAGAAATCTATTCATTCTCAATTGGAATTTGGAAACGAGCAGAGCATCTTAGTATCAAGGATCTACGAGGCAACCTCAAACTCCCACAGGATGAGTACTTGCTTAAGTCTTATACCTTGCACGATATGGAACGAGCGGTGGTTGTTCCCGCAGGTGGGGGATTGCACGCCAATTATTTGTTTTTGGAATCACTTAACAACCGTTATAATTTACCCGATGCAACACTCGGTGCCGCTTTCAATCGTCCGCTGTTCTACAAAGGACGTGGGCGGATGGAGCCATTGGGTGTTGACGATGGCAACACGACCAAAGCCTGGTATGGTTATCGGTTGAGGTTTCGGGGATTAGATAGGGAACAGCGTTTACGGGATTCCAGTACTCAAGCATTAGGATAAAACTGTGCGGACTTTCACTCCTACCACCGACCGTCAGATTCAATTGGTGGAAGATATCAAACGAATGTTTGCTCGCCAGAAGGAACAAAACAAAATCATCCAGTACTCGGAACGGGATCAGGATTACTTTGCAATCAACCTACGGGTGCTCACGGATCGGTTGAAGGAAGAAACCGAAATGGATTTGATGATTGTCGATGCTGGAAATGGTAATGTACAGTTTATTGAGGCGAAGAAGTAAGCGACAAAATAATTCAAG